TTTTGATACGATTTATCTAGCATGTCGTTTTTGCGTCTAGCGAGGCGGTGTGTTCATGTTGGTTCCGTTCGTAGATCCCCAGATCTACTTTCCGCTCTCCTGATGGATTGAGCGGCTTTTTACAAGTTGGCCCTCGCTCGATGAAAGTCGGCGGGGGCTTTGCATTTGATGGCTGCGCATAGCGCGCTACTGGTAATGCCGGTTCGACTCCGGCTCGTTAGCCGAGGTTCGGTAAGGGAAGGCGGGTTCGAATCCCGCACATGTGCCGGGTCAGGTATCCGGCTGTGTAGCCGATGGATCGGCGGGCTTGGCAGCCGGGAAAGACCGGCGCTCTCATTGCTGGCTCTTCGCCGCGTAACCGGTGAGAAGTCCCATCCCGTCCTTACGCAAAGGGCAGCGAGGGGCTAGCCATGAGAGCGAATGCGCAGGCTGCTGCGCCTGTAACACCGAAGCCGAAGTAAAAGTAGCGTGCAGGCGAAGTCAACGTGACTGCAAGCCGGGTTAGCACCGGCCGCTCTCAATCAAGCAAAAAGCCAGCGCAAGGCTGGCTCTCTGCGATCTATAACCGCAGCACAGGATTCCTCTGCAGGCGCGCCGTCATGGCGACCGCCTACGCGTTAGCGATCTGCTGTTCTCGCCGGTCGGTTGGTGGACTACCGACCGGCTGACGTAATAAGCGGAGATGCAGGTTAGTCGAGTTCATGGCTTCCGTTCCTTATGGTTGTGACTTCGTGGTGATTCAGTCGCTGTCGGCGTCGCTATCGTCGGCGTCGTCGTCCAGCTCAGGCTCGCCATAGCTCTCGTCGCAATAGCGAGCGGCAACACGCGCAAGGTCTGATTCGACCGCAGTGTCGAAAGCTGTTTTCATGGCGCACTCCTAATGATCCTGAGATACGTTGAAGAAGGCCCTAGGTGCTTCTGGTGCGCGCGCCCGATGAACGGGCGTCGTTGCTGCGATCCTGACGACAAACTCGATTGCCGTAGATCAGCACATGACCGAATGATGCCATAACGGTATCTTTGAGTGCGAGAAGTTTTTGTTACAGGTTGTATTCGTGGATAGTGTTGCGCGTTTTGTGTTCGCTGGCGCACATTGCACGGATACCGTGAAAGCATCTCGAATGGCTAGACGGAGGCCGCATGAAGTTTGCCGCTTACATGGTTTGCTGGCCGCTGCTTGGCGTGTTCGCTGTGATGGCATTCGTCACTGACGGAATGATCGACGCGTGCGAGGCGATGGACTGCGTTATCAGCAAGCTAGAAGACTACGCGGAACTCGACGCATGACCCTCCTGCAAGCAATCGCAGTCGCGCGCCGCGTGATGGCCGAGCACGGCGGGATCGAACTTGAGATCGTCGGCATGCGTGGCCGTATGGTGGCTGTGAACCCTGACAACCCGCAGCAGGTTGAGTGCGCCGAGGCGTACAACACACTTTCCGCGGTGACTTCGATCGAGGACATGCAATGACGCTTGAACTGATCGCATGCACTGGCTTCGCACTGTTCTTCGTCGGCGTGGGCATTCTCCTGGGCGTGCTGATGAACGTGACGATGGAGCCGAGCAAATGAGCGCCGGCGCACGCGACCCCCACGCGGACATTCAGGCGCTATGCGACGCGCTGGCTTGCGCGATGTCCGTCATCGAACGCCAAGGGCTCGACAGCCCCGCCGAGTGGCGCGCGGCGATCGACGGCCGCGTCGAGATGCTCAACGGTCAGCACGAACAGGAAATCATCGGCGCTGGCATCGAGATCATGGGCCGCAGCCGAACGATGCACTGATATACCGCGCGCACTGTCAGGGCTGGAACCCGGCAACACATACGGGCAGTGTGCACGACCCATCACGCGCGCTCGCGGCCAAATCTTCATATGACCCGTAGCAAATCACCCGGCCGGGGAGCGCGCACCCATTACCCGACTGCTTGCAGTCACGCGCCTGGCCGGTGAGTGGCGCGACGCTTCACGAGTAACCCCGGCAGGCCACGATAGATCGGAAGCTGTTCCTCCCTGGCTTCGGCCAGTTTCTGCAGCGCTAGGCGTGGCCAACCCAAACACATCAACCGAGGAATGGAAATGAGCGAAGACAGGCGGGTGCGAGACGTAACGCATGGCGTTGCTGATGGCCCGCAAGGGTGGGTCAAGATCCCGATTCAATTGCTGATGCGCGCCGAGTTCGAGCTGACGCACAGCGAGCGCAGCGGAGACATCGATTTGAAACTTCTCCCTGAACTGCGCGCATTCGTGAACGATCACGACGGTTCACACGCAAGGGCGAGCGGAATCATCTAACTGCCCGCGAGCCGCAAGAAATAATTCACTCAACAGGACCAGTATGGCGCTGACAGACAAGCAGCGCCGCTTCGTGGACGAGTATCTGATCGACTTGAACGCCACACAAGCGGCGATTCGAGCGGGATACAGCGAGCGCACCGCGCGTTCGATCGCCGCAGAGAACCTGACGAAACCTGACGTCGTGACCCATTTGGCCGTGCGCCGAAAGGAATTAGCGAGCAAGACGGCAATCACGCCCGAAATGATCGCGCAACGCTGGTGGGAACTGGCGAACGTCGATGTCAATGAGATCGTCGAATACCGGCGAGCGAACTGCCGCCACTGCTGGGGCGAGGATCACGAGTACCAATGGACGCACGGCGAGTTCGAGAAAGCGCAGCGCGATGCTGAGAATGAGGGCAAGCCTGAGCCGTCCATGATTGGCGGTTTCGGCTTCGACCGCAACCGCGAGCCAAACCCGATCTGCCCTGAGTGCGGCGGAGAGGGGCACGGCAAGATCCATGTGCATGACACGCGCCGATTGAAGGGTGCGGCGCGCAGGCTTTATGCCGGCGTGCATCAGGGCAAAGACGGTCTCAAGGTGCTGACCGATGACCGACTTAAGGCGCTCGACGCCGTGACTCGCATCTACGGGCTGTACAACGACAAGCGCGACGACGAGACGAAGGCGCTCGCCGCTGAGAAGCTGCGCATCGAGAACGACCGGCTGCGCAAGGGTCTGGACGATCCGGACGATACGCCGCCAGAATCGAAACGCTTTGTGATCGAGGTGCGAGACGCGAGGAAGCGCGATGCCTAGTCTGAACGTGCCGCAATCGCAGTTTCTGGCGATGGAACACAAGTTCCGCGCCTATGTGGCGGGATTCGGGTCAGGCAAGACGTGGGTCGGCTGTGGCGGGCTCATGCAACACTTCTGGGAGTATCCGCGCATCAATGCCGGCTATTTCGCGCCGACCTATCCGCAGATTCGGGACATCTTCTATCCGACCGTCGAGGAAGTGGCGTTTGATTGGGGCTTGCGAGTCACGGTCAACGAGTCGAACAAGGAAGTGCACGTTTTCGAGGGGCGCAAGTCGCGCGGCACGGTAATCTGCCGCTCGATGGAGCGGCCCGAGACGATCGTCGGCTTCAAGATCGGCAAGGCGCTCTGCGACGAAATTGACATCATGAAGGCCGACAAGGCCCGCAATGCATGGCGAAAGATCATCGCGCGGATGCGTTACAACGTCGATGGCCTGAAAAACGGCGTCGACGTCACGACCACGCCGGAAGGTTTCAAGTTCGTGCACGAGCAGTTCGTCAAGCAGCTCGGCGCCAAGCCGGATCTCGGCCGGCTGTATGGGCTGATCCAGGCGAGCACGTACGACAACGAAGCGAACCTGCCCGACGATTACATCGACTCGCTGTTCCTGACGTACCCGCCGCAGCTGATCGACGCGTATCTACGCGGCATGTTCTGCAACCTGACGAGCGGCAGCGTTTATCCGAACTTCGACCGCAAGCTGAATCACACGAACGCCGAGATGAAGGATGGCGAGCCGCTGCATATCGGAATGGACTTCAACGTCCTACGCATGGCCGCGGTGGTGTACGTCATCCGTGACGGCGCGCCGCTGGCGGTCGACGAACTGGTCGACGTGCGCGATACGCCAGACATGGCACGGTTGATTGGTGAGCGCTGGCGCGATAACGGGCATGCGATCACGATCTATCCCGACGCCAGCGGCCAGAACACGAGCAGCAAGAAGGCGTCCGAGTCCGACATTTCGATTCTCAAGCAGGCGAAGTTCACGATCAACGTTGGATCAACGAACCCGGCTGTCAAGGATCGCGTGCTGTCGACAAACGCCATGCTGCTGAACGGCCAGGGCGAACGCCGCATGAAGGTGAACACGCGGCGCTGCCCGAAGTTCACCGAAGGTCTAGAACAGCAGGCATACGACGAGCGCGGAGAACCGGACAAGTCGAGCGGCGTGGATCACGTCAACGACGCCGGCACGTATCCGATCGTCCGCATGTATCCCATCGTGAAGCGCCAGACGACCGTCCGCCCGCTCCACATGTAACCGAACAACACACATGACGACAACAGTGCGCGACCAGTCCGCCGCAGTCGCTTCGATGGCTGAGAACTGGCCGATTATCGACGCACTGCTCGGCGGCACGCCTGCCATGCGATCGGCAGGCACCACATATCTACCGCAATGGCCCGGCGAATCCAGCGACGCATACAAGGCGCGCAAGGACACGGCGACGCTGTTCCCGGCGTTCCCTCGCACGGTCGAGGTGCTGGCAGGCAAGCCATTCAGCAAGCCTGTCACGCTGACCGACGACGTACCCGCGCGCATCAAGGACTGGTGCGACACGGACATCGATCTGCAAGGGCGCAACCTGCACGCGTTCGCTGCGAGCGTGTCTGAGGAAGCGCTGTCGCACGGAATCACCGGCATTCTGGTCGACTATCCGAAGGCGACCAACGTTCGCACGAAGGCCGAGGAAAACGCTGCCGGCATCCGGCCGTATTGGGTGCATATCCACGCCTGCAACATTCTCGGCTGGCGCTCGCAGCGCGTCAACGGCGCAGAAGTGTTCACGCAGCTTCGACTGCTCGAACAGGTGATCGAGGATGACGGCGAGTTCGGCGAGAAGCTGATCGAACAGGTGCGCGTGCTCACGCCGGGCGCATGGGCGACCTATCGCGAGTCAGAGAAGGTCGACGCGAACAACAAGAAAGAATGGATTCCGCACGAGTCAGGCACGACGACGCTCGACGTGATCCCGTTCGTGCCGATCTACGGCCGGCGCACCGGGTTCATGACCGCGGTCCCGCCGCTGCTCGAACTGGCGCACATGAACGTCGAGCATTGGCAGAGCAAGAGCGATCAGCAGACGATTCTGCACGTCGCACGCGTGCCAATCCTGTTCGGCAAGCAACTCGGCGAAGCGCCGGTTGTAGTAGGCGCTGGCTCGATGGTCTCGTCGGACAACGAACACGGCGATCTGAAGTACGTCGAGCACTCCGGCGCGGCAATCGAAGCAGGGCGGCTCTCGCTGCTCGACCTTGAAGATCGCATGCGCCAGGTCGGCGCCGAACTGCTGGTCATCAAGCCGGGTAAGACGACCGTCGCGCAGACCGTAGCCGAGAACGAAGCGGGCATGTGTGCGCTGCAACGGCTCATCGAGGACGTCGAGGATGGCATCGACGCGGCACTGCAACTGACGGCGCGCTGGATCAAGGAAGCGAAGGGCGGCAACGTCCAGATCTTCAAGGACTTCGGCGTAGCGACGCTTGCTGAGGCATCGATCGACCTGCTGCGAGACATGAACGTCGACGGCACGTTCTCCGACGAATCGCTGTTCAACGAAGCGAAACGCCGCGGCTACATCAGCCCAGAAACGACGTGGGATGACGAGAAGCTGCGCATCAAGCAGAACACGCCGAAGGGCGAACTTGGCGCGGTCGGCATTACTGATTGACGCTTGACATTTGATCGCAAGTAGCCGTTACGAATTCGTGATTCGCGAATAGCGAACGCAAAGATCACAGATTTACGGGATACGCAAGACCACGAGCCGCACAGCTAACCCTGTGCGGCTTTTTT